CGATCTCATACCCATTTTGGACCGGCGATCAATTCAACAAACGGCGGGCGAAGAAAGATCAGGTCAAGATCGATGTTAGCCATGCCCGGCTGTCGTCTGGCTTCACCGGCGAAGACAAGATCTGGCGCCAGATCGTCACGATCATGGATGCCCAGGCGGGCGGCTGCGATCTGTTCGACATTGACGAGCTGCGCGACTTTGAATACAGCCCGGATCAGTTCGACAACCTGCTGATGTGTAATTTCATCGATGACACGTCGTCGGTGTTTCCTCTTACCGCTTTGCAGAAATGCATGGTGGACTCTTGGGTCGATTGGGGCGATTACAAACCATTCACCCAGAGGCCGTTCGGAGATCGTCCGGTTTGGATCGGATATGACCCTTCATTGAGCGGCGACAGTGCCGGTTGCGTGGTGCTGGCGCCGCCGGATAGACCCGGTGGCAAGTTCCGCATTCTGGAACGCCATCAGTGGCGCGGCATGGACTTTGCAGCTCAAGCCGAGGCGATTCGGCAGATGACTATTCGCTACAACGTCACCTACATCGGCATTGACACGACCGGCATGGGCGTCGGCGTGTTCCAGATCGTCAAAGCGTTCTTCCCGCAAGCGACCGCCTTCCTCTATTCGCCAGAAGTGAAGTCGCGCCTGGTGCTGAAAGCACAGGACGTCATCAGCAAAGCACGCCTCGAATTCGACGCCGGCTGGACTGATATCGCCCAAGCCTTCATGGCTATTCGCAAAACCCTGACCGCAAGCGGAAAGCATGTCACCTATGACGCTGGGCGCACGCAAGAAGGTGGACACGCCGACCTTGCGTGGGCGTGTATGCATGCGCTTGATCACGAACCGCTAGACGGCGGTTTACAGAATTCACAATCCACCATGGAGATTTACTGATGAGTCGACGGAATAAAAAACGGGTGTTGGAGCACCAGCTTTCCACCACCGAAGCGGCGGCGCCGCGCCCAGATCTGGCACAGCGATTGGAGCAGTTCAGTTTCGGTGAGCCAACGCCTGTAATGGATGGCCGAGACTTGATGGACTACATCGAGTGCTGGCAGAACGGAAAGTACTTTGAACCGCCGGTCAGCTTTGAAGGATTGGCGAAGTCTTTCCGCTCCAGCGTGCACCACAGCTCCGCCATCTACATGAAGCGCAATGCCCTGGTCGGTACATTCATTCCATCCAAAAGCCTGTCACGCGCTGCGTTCAGCCGCTGGGCGCTGGACTACCTGATCTTCGGCAATGGCTATCTTGAGAAACGCACCAGTCGCACCGGCCTGACGCTGCAACTTGAACCGTCCCTGGCGAAATACACGCGGCGCGGATCAGATCTCGTTTCGTATTTTTTTGTACGCGGCTGGCAGCAGGAGCATCAATTTGCACCAGGGTCGATTTTCCACCTGATCGATCCGGATATTCATCAGGAAATCTATGGCCTGCCGGAATATCTCAGCGCGTTGCAAGCGGCATGGCTCAATGAGTCGGCCACGTTGTTCCGGCGCAAGTATTACCTCAACGGTTCTCACGCCGGTTTCATTCTGTATTTGACCGACGCGACAGTAGACAAGGATGACGTCGACAAGCTGCGCGAGGCGCTGCGCAACAGCAAAGGTCCGGGCAATTTCCGCAATCTGTTCATGCACGCGCCAGGCGGAAAGAAAGATGGCATCCAGATCCTGCCGGTGTCGGAGATTGCCGCCAAAGACGAATTCTTCAGCATCAAGAATGTGACACGAGACGATCTGCTGGCGGCGCACCGCGTGCCGCCGCAGCTGCTGGGCGTGGTGCCGAGCAATACCGGTGGATTCGGTGACGTCGAGCGCGCGGCGAAGGTTTTTGGCGTCAATGAATTGATGCCATTGCAGGAACGTTTTTTGGAATTAAACGAGTGGCTTGGTGAAGAGGTGATCAAGTTCGGTCAGTACGAACTGAGCACAGCACAAGGAGAACAGCAGTGAGTGACCATGCGGATATGTCCGATGATTTGATTGATGCCATCGTGCAGCGTGGCGTCGCCCAGGTGCGTGGCGCCAGGGGATTAAGGCCGGATGGCTTGTGCCATTTTTGCGATGAAGAAGTAGCGATGCCTGGGTTGTTTTGCGACGCCGATTGCCGCGACGATTTTGAGAAAGAACAGGCTGCATTGCGGCGTGCTGGAAAATGATAAACGTAGTTACAATAAATACTTGCACACACGATTATTTGTAACTACAATAATCACATGGAAATCACATTCGACCCAGCAAAAGACGCCATCAATCTTGCCAAGCATGGCATATCGTTAGCTGCCGCCGCTGAGATCGAATGGGATACGCTGTATGCAGTGCCTGACATGCGGCAAGCATATGGCGAAGAACGGATGGTCGGCATCGGCTACATCGGGCTACGCCTGTTTGTTGTCGTGTATGTTGACCGTGATGATGTGCGCCGGATTATCAGCCTGCGCAAAGCAAATCGACGTGAGGAGAATCGTTATGCCGAAGCTTAAAGCCGGAACGATCCGGGTAACGGATCAAGAAGACGCCGAGATCACAGCGGCAGCGTTGAGCGATCCTGATGCACAGCCGCTGACCGATGCGCAGTTGGCGAACCTGCGGCCAGTGCGGCCACGGGGCCGGCCTGCCGGCAGTGGTAAAAAGGTGCAAGTCACCGTGCGTTTTGATGAGGACATCATCGCTGCGTTCAAGGAAGACGGCGATGGCTGGCAAACACGCATGAATGATGCCCTGCGCCAGTGGCGCCAGGAACATCAGCACTAACCTTCAGGCCGCCATGTGCGGCCTTTTTTCACATCTTCCATCGCAATCGTTAGCGCCAACCCGGAACTATCTCGCCTATCGGCAGCGTGGGCGCGCGCTTCGCTCCTCCCTGCTGTTCCTCGTACATTTCCTGCTCTGTCTTAAGACGCCGTCCCAAGCCCACCAAGCATAGCCAGGACTGCGCGTAGTCAACCACCTCGCCTTCCTGTTCGCAAGATTCAAAGCCGGTCAAGACCAGCCGCTCTTCATTCATCCAGGCAAGGTCAGCATCCACCAGTTCCACCGTCTGCCAGCCACCAGCGCGCACCAGCTTCGCCGTTTTCGATAGGCGATTCAATCTGTTGTCCTGGGTGACTGCGACCGTCAAATCGCCCTCATACGTTGTCTGCCTGGACCACGCACTCTTGTGCAGCCGGACCCCATGATGCCGGGTCATGATCATGGAAACTTTCATTTGAGATAACTTATACTGTATTTATATACAGTATAACAGCCAAATCCCTCGCACGCGCAAGTGCTGATGAGAGCAGCCGCCGTCTGCGCCGACAGCGCCGGGGGGCATGGACTCGCACACATACCCGAAAGAATGTTATCAATTAGAAACATTCTACTGAGAATGTTATTGAAATAATAACATTTTTGGAGGCATGCCCCTTGGCGCGCAGTCGTCCCCCCACCGCGCCTGCCTGCTAAATAGGCCGTTTTTAACTCATTTTTGCACTTTTAGCCGACCCAAGCCCCGCCTGCCTTTGCTGGCGGTTTTCAGGGGCTTGGCGTTGACGCATTTTGACGCACGCACCAGGGCATTTTCGGGGTGTCCGGTGAAGCGATTGGACCGCCCTCGCTTGCCGGTCACGGCTGGACCATAGGCAGCGCAACTTGTGGAGCTGTGGATGTGCACAAAATCACACCTAAGTGATTGATTACACGAAAATATTGCTTCCACACAATCCATGGAACAGCAGTTTTTTGGATCGGGAATTCATGGACGCTTTTTTAGGCAATCAAAAAACCTGTGGAAATCCGCGTACAACCTGTGGATTTGCTTTTTGATGTTATCGCTCTTTCTCTCTATGTTTTCTTCTTTCTTTTCAATTAATTAAAGAGAGAGATAGATAAAAAGGGGCGCAAATTGCGAAAAATCAATTATCTGGAAATTTCAGCGCATATTCTGGAAAAGCAGAGGCAACCTGTGGGCGCTACCCTCTCTAAAATCAAAGACTTAGCGACTTATCCACCGAAATCCACGCAAAATCTGCGCTGCCTGTGCCTGCCATGATAAAAAATGGCTATGCGGCCTCCCCCTTTCCCGGTCTGGCCGTTCCCGCGCCCCGCCTCCTTCGTGAGGGGTGGGGGGAGAAACGGCAAAGCGACCTAGACCCGGCGGCAGCACTTCATTGATCTGGACCGCTGCGCGGCCAGGTAAGGAGGCAAGAGAGGCTAGGAAAGGGCCGTGGCGCTGATATATAGCAATGGCCGAGGGATTTGCCGCATGACGCCCCAAATCAGACTTCTTTGAACGAGCTTTCGTTCTTCGTCCGTTCTAAGCTACGCTCATCAATCACCAAGTGGGAGTTAGCGATGAAAACAGTAGCAGAGGTAATGATCGCCAAATGGATCGAGTCCCTGACGGACGAAGATCGTGCGCGCATGGAAGAGGCTGCCAGGCGCGCACGCGGATTCATCATCAAAGTAAAAGAGGTCGTTGATGCGGCGGTGGACGCAGGTGTCAAAGCGACAGCGAAGGCTAACACGGACCACGACCGGGCTGTTCTGCTTCGCCTGTATCGTCAACGCCGTAGTTGGAAAACGGCAGATCTGCCGCGACTGAACACCTATCGTCTCAATAAGGCAGCGCAGAGGCATGTTGCGTCCCTGAAGGAATCAACTCGTCTTGGACGTGGCTCCACTCTGCCGTATCAGTCGCTGCTCCAACAGCTTTCGGAGGCGGGCCAGTATTTCGTTGCCTTGCACGATCCGAACACACCCGGGCACAAGCGCGTGGGGATGCTCAAACGCCACAAAAGCTGGTGGCCGCAGTTTATCGAAATGACCTATCGTGGAGAATATGACCGGCTTAAAAAGATCGGTGGACTGGCTCCGCACGAAGAGGCAGAACGAGCCGTGGCCGAGGCATTTTTCACCTCGACGTCGAGCGTTAGGAGGAACTGTGTCTTGGTCCGCAATGATCCTGCTTCGCTCGATTCTTTATCCCATCCCATCACCGTCGCTGAGTTTGAAATGTGGAAGCAGTCCGGCCAGTTGCCCCAGCATGAACAGGGGCATCCGTGAACCGCAACATCAAGGAAGATTTCGCCTACGCGAAAATAGCCGTTCGGCGTTGCATAATTCGGCGTAATGGCTCTGGCATCACTTCGTTTAGTGGGAGAGCGCTTCCCTACTTGTCGTATTCCACCATTGCATCCGCAGGGAAGGCTACATTTTGAGCCAAATCTGTGAGATGCCGCTTTAACTCTTGCCAACCTGGAGTACCGCCACCGGATCGAATAATAAGCTCGGCCTCCTGATGGCAAGTTTTTCCATCAATACTCCCTTTATGCACGTGTAGAGTCTTAGCACGCTCGCCATCTTTCCGGAAGTTGTCGAACACGACAGCAGCCTTTCCCGCGTCGGTAATGCGGTCACCGCAAACGTCGCAAAACAGCATTGGGGCGCTAATGTCTCCGACTACTTGAATCTCAATCATTGGACTTCCTCTGTCGGCTTCCGGCCAGTACGGGATGCCAGCGGCAACAAGGCTAGGGTAGCATCGGCGCGTCAGAGGGGCCTATATTTTTCATTAACTTGGCACAGTTTTCACTTAATGTGTCACTCGATACCACACCTGTATCGACGGTTTGAATTCCAACTGGTCTGCTGCTCTATACTGGCCTGGCTCAATCACCACCCGGTGCCGGCTATATTGCGGTCCGAAATTTTTTGCATCGCAGCCCTCTGCATTTGTAGGCACTTTTGTAGGCACCTAGACAAAAAATCACACAAAATGCTTGTAAATAAGCCTTGTGTGGCGCACTCCGTCTCCGCCAGAATACAAACACCCGCCTCGGCGGGTGTTTTTATTTGTATTTCCATTTTGTTTGCGCAGCAAACCCCCTATGCGGAGACGAGTAAGGCGCCTGCGCGGCTTACG